TAGATCATAATTGTTGCCGTCAAGTAAAGTGTTTATAGCTTGCTCTTCAGCCATCTCAACAGCTTGCTTATATGTTAGCTGCATATGAACCTCTAGCTCTTCTTTAGTCTCAGGTAAATCTTCTTCTGAATTCTCAAATAAAGCTATATTAAAATTCTCTTGTACAAAGTTGTTAAGATCTTTAGTGTACATGTCTCTAAGTACGCTTTCCATATAATCAGTTCTTTTACTGACTCCATAAGGATCTTGTGAATACGCTTTTATATCAAAAGCTCTTTCAGATATACCGTTAACAACAATGTCTACAAATTTTGGTATAATAGGCACAGGCTTCCAGTCCAAGTTTAAGTAAGATAAGTCACCATTAATAGATAGCTCGTCTTTGTATTTCTGTATAGGTTGCTCGCCTCTAGCATATAACCTTAACTTGTGAAATGTATGTTGATTGCTTCTATATCTATTTGTACCAGAATCTAATTGAAACCACTCGTCTTGAATAGCTCTACCAACCTTAAGTCCATACTCAGGCGACATTTTTTCAGCATCACTAGCTACTTGACTAGGAAAAGTACTTTTTACAACTGATTCAGCCATATTTATTTTATTATTTTTGAAATTGAATCGCCATTACTATATTTAGCGATACTTAAGTTTAATTTTCGTTTTTGCATAATCGGGTTAGGTCTGTATAAATTTTTATTACAAGCCATTATAGCTAATCCAGAGCTTATAGCAGCATCATACTTTGTTCTGTTATTTATATCAAATTTTGTCCAATCATTTAAAGTTTCGCTAAAGTATAAATCTCCATAATTGCCGTCTTCTTTTAATCCAACGTATTTATCTATGTAAGACTCTATAGCCGCAGCGTGAGCTTGCTTTATATCTTCACTTGAATTTGGTATTCCTCCTATTTCTTTTTCTGCTGTAGAAAGTTTGTTCCAAAGCTTGTCTGGTCTATTCATTGAATAACCTCTATAACCTCTTCTTTTAAAATAGTACAACAACCTAGGTTTATTATTTTCAGCTAATATAGGCATTCCGTAAAATACACAAGCCATAAGAACGTCTTCAAAAAATATCTCAGCAGTCTGAGGTCTTGCAACGTACTCTAAAAAAAATGTATTAGGTGGAGCGTCTTCCATACTAAACTTAGTCAACCCGTGTAAAGCTCCTTTTGATCCGTTACCTCCAACTGTTCCGGATATATCATAACTATCACATCCAAAAGCCCCCATATGGTCGTTACCTGGGTATTTCATTCCATTTTTTAAAACTTGACGGTTTTGAATATCGTGAGTAGGAACCCAAGTTATTTTAAATCTTCCTTGAGAGTTTGGTGTAAATAAAACTCTTGAATCTTTAATTCCATTTTCCCAGCTAAAATTACCAGTACTAACTACTCCTGTATTTCTTAAATCTTGGTTGTAATCAATTTGCTCGTATATTTTCGCTAAGTTAAATAGACTGCTTTTTGTTTCGTCTCTAAACGCGTGTTCTTCCGTACGCGGAAATTGTCTATAGAATTCGTTTAAGGCGTCCTGATCGCTTTTTAATCCTTCAGCTTCATTGTTCCAGTGTTCTATAATTCCAGTGTCTATAATGTCGCCGTATGGACCTTTAGTCTCGTTGCTAGGTGTATCAAACACAGGGTGTCCGTAATCATCTATAAAACCCTCGTAGTTCCACTCCATAGGTATGAATAAAGAATATAAACCAGACTTTGTTTGACCGTTTTTATTTCTTTTTGTAGCATCAGAAGAGTAGTATAGTTTCTTAAAGTTTTCTCCTCCTTTGTCTAAAGCGTTTGATGTTGATCCCATCATGCACTTGCCTATAATCCTAGCACCTAAACGTAGACACGTTTTTGTTACTCGCCAGTTATTTAATATATTATCTGGCCTCTCCCACTTTCCACTTTCGTCGTGTACTAGTAGTTTTAGTTTCTCTCCGTCATAAGAGTTGTCCCCTGTGTTTTTCCAGTCGATAGTAGTGTCAAGCCCCTCAAGTAGTTCTTGGTCTTGTTTGTTTTGGATCGATTTTCTTGTGAGCCTTGAGGCTGGTATTCTGTAGGCCAATTCGGTCTTTGGTCGGTCCATACCGTCTTGTATCGGTTTGAAAAAGAACGGATAATTGACAGATATGGGTACGACTTTATCCGTGAACATTTTCTTCGCATCGGAGCCAGATTTGGACAATATCCCAAACCGTGCGTCACTTGATATTGTGGCCATGTTGACCGTCTCTCCTGAAGCCATAAACGAAAAACCTGAACGTCTGTTCTTGAGATAAGACATGCCGTAACACCTTCTGTCTGCTTTACAAGCTTCCCAGAATAGGTAGAATAATCTGTTAGCTTCCCTGAATTCGGGGTTGCCAACGTCAATCTTAGACCACTGCAAGTACATAAAGTGAGTGCCAGTAATGTAAGTAGCCACGCCTTTATTATTGAACCAATGGCCTTCTTCTCTGCGTTTAAATTGTTCATCTATATATGGTTCCCATTTGTTTTGAAATTCTTCAGGGTATTCTCTCCAATCGAATACACTCTGTATTTGCTTTAACTCTTTAGGATATTCTTCTACAGTCCATTTATCTGTAGATTTGTTTATTTTAGAAGGCGTTTTTGGAAGCGCTATTCTTAATCCCTGTATCTCGTATATATCACCTATTTGACCTGTTTTACTTATAACTACAATATCGTTTTCTTTATTGTAACCATAATCCCATTTTTTAGATTTATTTAATCTAGAAATAGTAGTGAGCTTTACGGGTTCAACTATTTTATATAAAGTTTGCTCGTACATTATTTAGATCTTTTTTCAGCAAATCCACTAAATGATTTTTTAGCTACTTCTTCTTTAGGCTTGTTATCGAGCATGTCTTGCTCTTCTTTTATTCTATTTAATATTTCGAAAGCGTCAAATATAGCTAACTTCTTTGTAGCAGCAGCGTTTTTAAGTCTGTCTGCTGATATATCGTCATCTGAATCAACAATAGCTTCTTTAGCTACTTTTATTAATTCCTCAACTGCCTTGTGTCCAGCTTGGATTATATTCGACTTCGTTTCCTTGATATTCATATTTAATTTTAATTTGATTGGTTGGTACTCTGTAGAGTCTTTCTTTTTCAATAAAAAACTCGTATTCCATACCTACTTTAAAAGAAACTAATGTTCCTTTATCTATGCTTCCATCTGTGTATTTCACAATACCAAGACCTGGTTTTTCAAAATCTGTAGAAAACATTTTATCTTCTTTTATAGGTTTTATAAAACAAAAACCTTTTTCAGACTTCCACTTGCCATTTGACTTATAAGCGTATATTTGATCTGGTTGAGCAAAGTACTTATCTTCTTCAAGGTAGCTTTTGCTATTTTTTTCATTACCTCTAACATCATAAAACCTTCTAAACACGTTATGATGCAGTATAACTTCGTCTCCTTCTTTTATACTAGTTTCGCTTAACATAGGTGTGGCCAAGATTATACCGTGCCTACTTACATAGTTATGGTTTTGTAATTCAGTATTTAACAACAACTCATTGTTATCAATTTTAACCGAAGACGTTGATCTTCCGCTTTTAGGCTTTACTATAAAATTATAAATTGACTTCATTAATAATGTAAATCATATTCTACAGCTATTGCCATATTTTTATTGAAGTCTTTCCAGGATAGGGTTTCTTTGTTTTTTTCTATATATATAGAGTACTTATTTTCTTCCTCTAATATACTAGTTATAATATGACCGCCATACACTTCCTGTCCAACAGAATAGTGCATAGCGTCATTTTTATAATCTCTTCCAATACTAATCTTTCGTATCAGCTTCATTTTCTATTTTTTCAAAAGATCCGTCATTTATGTTGATGGTTATATCTCCATACTCTTCTCTTAATCCATTTTGAAATTTTTGTAAATCTTCTTGAACCTTGCTTGCCCCGTGTAGTATTTGGTGTTTTTCAATTTCTAATTCACCTAACTTTAGTTGATGCTGGTTAAAATTTTTAACTAAATCCTGTAATTCAGTTAACTCTTCTTTTTTAATTTCTTGCACTTTTTTCATTTTATTAAATTTAATTGTTATTTATAAGTTTATTATTACGTGTAAACTTAGTTATTTACTCCTCTTTATTTACCTGTCTGGGCTAAGCCTATATATCTCTTTATCTATTTCTATTTCTAATTGGCGGGATTTTCTATTAAACACAATTCTTGCTACATTGTTTAAGTGACTATTTCCTTGCTTTCCTTCCTTTCCGTCTGAACCAGCTGGACCAGTATCGCCCTTAGCGCCATCTGCCCCATTTGAACCAGAAGGTCCAGTGTATCCTCTTAAGCCTCTGTCTCCAGTATCTCCTTTAGAAGATGCTTGTGTGTAGTCTTTACCAAAAGCAGCTTTAATAAACCCATGCAATTCCTCTATATCGAGACGCATGTTTTCTATTTCTTTTACGAGATGCTTGTTAACATGAAATACCCCCGAGTCATTTATGATTTCAGTTATACCGTCTATAGCGTCAAGCTCCGCAGCTACCTTAGTAGGCACCACGATATCTCCATTTGAATCTTTGTAAGCTTCGTCTACTTCTCCGCTTTTATATAGTTTTTTACTTCTAATATTATCGTTTATATTTCCCATATCTTTATTCTGTATATTCTAAGCTTATTCCAGCTGCTGCGTATTGCCAAGGTCCATTAGTTCTGAAAGCAATCTGAACTCTATCTGTGGCACTAAAAAGTGGAGAACCTAACGTGGGAGAT